GCCTTATCAACTGCCGCAAAATTTAATTTGCTCATAAAACTTCTTTAATAGGGCAATTTATTTTATTTTTAAAATTAAAATTATTTTATATTTAATTCAAAACCACCTCCACTACCCTTCTTACCACCACCCTTCTTAATATTAACCCGCTTGATAGTGCTTCCAAGTGAAACTGACGATACATCGGAACTGTCACTTGATGCAACTGAAAAACGGTCATCATCGTTTATGGGGTTGTCTTCATAGTAAGACCCACTTTGTTGGAAATTTTGTGGGGGACCACCTCTCTGCTGACCACCGTTCATTGAAAAGTTGGGTGGCATCGGTGGCTGTGGATAGTTACTTGCGAGGGGTGTTCCATTGAAAAGATTTTGGTCAAGTGTGGGTCCTCGCATTTCCTTGCGCATACCTCGAGTTTCCATGGGTGGTGGGAAATTTGGTTGACCACCTGGTTTGTTCATTCCTTGTGGTGGCGGTGGGCGAGCCGATTCTTTCATTCCCTGACTCATGGCACCCATCATCGATGCCATGAAATTGGGATTATTTTGTGCAACAAGATTACTGATTGCTGGTCCTTTGAGAAGACTGTTTGTAAGATGAAACATAAATGCACTTCCTCCTAACATTAACAGAAGTTCAACTTCAGGTGCAACTTCTGCCTTGGAACTGTATTTTTCATGGAGTTTTTCAAAAATATTGTCATAATCATCAACATTTTCCATAACATTTTCTGACCATCCTTCAAGCTTAATATTGAAGGGGTCAAACTTTTTATTTAAAAACTCAATTCCTGTTACACATGCCATCAGACAACGACGTGCAAACTTGATTCCTGCCTGAGATTCAATAAACTTCTTAATTTTGGTATATTCAAATTCCATTTCTTCGTAATTCGATGTCATGTTAAACTTCTTGCTAAATTCAAATCCTTTCTTTTCAAGAGCTGCCATCTTTATCAGAAGGTCCTGTTTTAGTTTTTGTTTTTCTTCGAAGCTGTTTGTTTGCTGGACTTCGGAGTCTTCTGAACCTTGTTCTGAATATCCTGCTTCTGAAGAATCTTCTGTATATTCCGATTCATCATCATAATCATTATTTTGTTGTTGAGAAACCTTTTTGGGATTTGAAAACATGGAGAAGTCATGACGCGGTGGTGGTCCTCCACGAGATGGTTCCTTCTTTCGAAGAACTTTCTTTGTTTTCTTTTTACGGGGAGCTTCTTCTTCAGATGATTCGCTCGATTCACTACCGCTGCTGCTGCTGCTAATTGAAGAAAAAGATTCTTCCTGACGAATTACTTTGATATTATTTATCGGTTTTACTCCTCTCACATCAACAGTTTGTCTTGAGGCGTCTCCCTGAGAAACCTTGATAAATTCAGAACTGTTATTATTCATTTTTATATTTATTAATAGATTCTTTAAACTTATTTAACGCAAAAAATTATATAAAGTTAAACAATTTATTTAAATAAAAATGTATCCAAAGTGGAATAATTATTCATGGAACTACAAAAAAATAAATAAAAGTTCTTCGAGGTATTCGGCGGGAATACTTCCATACACATTTGACCAATCCGGAAAATGCATGTTTCTCTTGGGAAAAGATAATGAAAATGATTGGTCCGATTTTGGGGGACGATGCGAATTTAAAGACCATTCAGAACCTCTCAATACAGCAACGAGAGAATTCTATGAAGAAACTCTTGGTTCTGTAATTAGTATTGAAGAATGTAATACAAAACTCCAAAATAATCCTGTAAAAATAATTTCAAAAACTCTTAATGGAAGTCCGTATTACATGTATCTAATGTTCATTGAAAATGTAAATTACTCAGAAACTTTTAATAAAACCGCAAATTTTCTTAAATACCAGTTTGATAAACAAGAAATGAATAAACTTATCGAAAAAAATACAATTCGATGGGTAAGTATGGATACCCTCTTAGTTTGTATTGAAAATGAACAACGAAATGCACCTATTTCACTTCGTGGTGTATTTTATAAAACTTTATTTAATTGCAGAGACCAACTTCAATTCTTAATTAAAAGTTAAAAAGTTAACAAATTTAAATTTAACTTTGTTAAATTAAAGATAAGCTAAAATACTTTAATTGTATTTCATATTCAGATATTTCTTCAAATTTAATTTGGGCAACAACGTTTCCATGGATTCGGAAATTTCCATCGGAAATTCTAATTCGTTGATGGTATTATATTCTTTATTCATAATTTCCATTACCGAACAATTTTTAATTCGGGAATCAAGATATTCCTTCAGCTCTTTTTTTAAAGTTGCTTTAGACTTCGGCTTTGGTGCACCACGCTTTTGTGGTTCTTTACCATTTCGTTGGTCTTTACCACTTCGTTGTTCTTTACCACTTCGTTGTTCTTTAAACATAAGATATGTCAATGCTTGGAGATAACAATCGGAAAGGTCATCTTTCTTTTTGCTATTTTCAAATACCTTCACCCATTCAGTTTCGTTATAGTCTTCCAATTTTGTCTTGGCTATAGCTACTCCCATCTTCTTTGTTTGGGCATACTTTCCCTTGACTATCTTTCCATTCTTGGAACTGATGTCCAATTCAGGACCATCATAACACTTCAGCTTGTGTTTGGGGCTAAAAAACTCAACTGAACGAATTTTATCTGTTGGCTTATCAACCACACCACGAATATAAAAATACGTCTGTAGACACCCTGCAATAATACGCATTTTGGGATTAAATGAAGGTTGCTTTTCTATCAGAACGATATCGATGTCACGAAGATGGGGACGCTGGTCTAATTGGTTAATCAAAGTAAGGTACAGTTCGGCAATACCCGAAGTGGCGATATGGGCGCTAAATGTATTTCCCTTCTTACTAAGTTCGATGATTTCCCAATGAAGAATTGTCGGAGACGATTCCGCAACAACTTCGTTGTTGCTTTTAATTTTTGGGTCTTCATTACCATTTTTTTCAATAATACAATAGGCCAAGTTAACAATCCCAACATCAAATGATAAAATTTTCATATTAAAGATATCTATATTAATTTGTTTATCTCTTTTACTTTAAATCAATTAAAAATGTGGGAGAATCTTCCAATTGAAATTATACACACTATTATAAATTTGCGCGGAAGTGTTGTTTACATAAATGGCAAATACAAAAATATAAACAAAATTAATAAAAGTAAATTTGCTTTTATAGATGCTATTTTAAATAAAAAGAAAAATATAGAAATGGTCAGCTCTAATTTAAATTTTTACTTTAAATTTCATTTTGAGAAATTACCCCATTTGGGATTTTATTACGACTATGGTTTTATTGAACCTAATACACTTAAAATTGGTTTTCTTAATTTTAATGATCCATTTTAACAAAAAAACTAAAACATTTAATTTTAAATTTTATTGAAATTACCAATTATACTTTTCATTTGTTTTTGTTTATTTTCCTTTTCTTTGAGAATCTTTTCAACTTGTTCGTCTAGTTTATCTTCAATTGTTAATTCCTTAGTTGTCTTTTTGGGATTGGCCAAAAATGAAAATCGTTCATCAACCTTTTTAGCCTTTTTGGTAACATTCTTAAGTTTCTTTTCTTCCTGTGACAAGACATATGCATCTGTTTTAACCTTTTGCCCAACTAATTTTTCATTCCAACAAATAACAATTTGTCCATTAGAGTAAGCAGAAACTATGTATCCTTCTTGGTCAAGTATTTTGAAGATATCTTTAACAACAGTTTCATAGTCGTATACCGGAAGTTCATTTATTATCGGAGGAACAAGATAAACGCACTCTTCTTTTCGAAGTTCCGCGTAATATTTGATTTTCTTGTGAATGTTTTCAATTATTTTTTTAGTTGCTTCTTTTGTTCGTAATTTTCGTTCCTTCCCGATTTGCAATACTTCCTGGACATTCATTCTTTTTAAAAGAACTTTTATTTAATTAAAAAAATGTTAACGTAAAGTAAATGGATAAACTTCTAAAAAGAGTTAATCTCGATATACTTTATTTAAACAAACTTTCATTTGAAAGGGGGTTTTCATTTGGAAATAAACCCAAACCAGTTACAGCAGTTGATACAGGTATTGTCCATAACATGTGCGGAGTTCCTGTCCATATTTATTATTACACTTCTAAAAATACACTTGTTTATACACCTGGACAAGTTCATACTATTTATTCAAAAAATTACGAAGGACCGCACCATCCAATGTGTAAAATTGATATGCCGGCTTATTCCGATTACATCATAAATGAGGGAGGTATAAAATGGAGAGGTAATACCATAATTTTTTCTACAGAAGACCTTGAAAATAACGACCCCGATAAATATACAGATGAAATGTTAGCTGCTTTAGTCTTAGCTTGTTTTTATTCTTTGCACCAACGTTTACATTATTATATAAAACGCATAGAAGACGAGCAATTAACAATTGACCGCGGACATAATTTAGCACCAATTTATACATTTGATAAATTAAATTCAGTTATTCGTTTATTTCGAAATCAGGGTCTTAAACGATGCGTCGAAAATCTGATAACTACCTTCAAACCCATAACTTTGGACCAATTAAAAATTCTTTTTGAGGAAATAAAATATTTTAGTGCTGACCTTTCACCAGAACGAAAAAACTTTATAATAGAGATGTATCATACTTTGATGAAAAACCAACCTTTTGACAAACCACGCATTCCATTTAAAGATACGGAACCCTTAGTCAGGCCCAGGAAGTTGTTTTAATTGGAGTCGTTTGTAATAAACGTGACGATAAAAATAATTTATCATCATTATTTGATTTATTATAATTTGATAAACTAATTTAAAACACACAACAACAAAATAAATGTCGTTTAACATTTTAACTTTCTTTAACTTTTTATTTTTCAAATTTAAACTTTGACATGAACCATTTGTCCAAGATTATTTTTGTGAAATAACCTTGGGTCAAAAAAATTCGGTAATTTGATGGCGTATCCGGAATAGTCTCCTAAGATGTCAATTTCATTGTCTCCTACACTCATCACTGTAAAAAGCCCATGTTTAGCTAAATTTTCTTTTACCTTTGATTTAAATTGGTCATTATTTTCTTGGGGACTGTGTCGAAGATAAATAAAATCATAAAATCCAGCATTTTTGGGTTTATCAATGTAGTCATACAAATTTGCAAATTCAGGGATGCTTTCATTCGGGTAAATACCAACTTCCATAAGATGTTCAATTGTATCAGATGTATACTTCGAATCACGTGCAGTTATAATAAGAACTTTTAGTCCCAATTTATTGCATTCTTTTAATAATTTTATTATGGGAGCTATGGGTTTACTTCTAATAGAAGAAATAAGTGTATCATCTATATCAAACATAACAGCATAATTTGGAGAATGCTCAATAGTATTTAAATATACCGTTCCTAGGTCATAAGCAGTATCATAAACATTTTTTTGCTTTTTCATAAAAAAATAAATTACTATTACGACTATAATTATAATGAGTTCTATCATTTAAAAATCAAAAATATTTTAATTTAATTTAAAAAATCGTGCGTAAAAGGGTTAAATGAAATTAAAGTTATGGAAACTCTTACCGGGCTTCGAAGAAATTTATTGGATAAATTTTATACAAAACCCCAAATAGCTGAACAATGCATTGAAAAAATTAAACAAAAACTTTTAATTGATACTTCTGATGTTATTATTGAACCAAGTGCAGGTAATGGGTCATTTATACCTTTCATTGAAACGCTTAAAGGAATTCATTTGTTTTATGATATTTCCCCTGAACATTCACAAATCGTTGCTCAAGACTTTTTGAAACTAAAAATTAACTTTGAAGGAAATATCCATATAATTGGTAATCCTCCATTTGGTCGCCAATCTTCTTTCGCTATAAAGTTTGTTAAAAAGAGTTGTGAAATGGCAACATCGATTTCATTTATCCTTCCTAAAAGTTTTAAGAAGGAATCACTCAAACGCCACTTTGAATCCCATTTCCACTGTATTTTTGAATGGGACCTTCCAAAAAATTCATTTTTGGTAAATGAAAAGGAACACGATGTTCCTTGTCTCTTTCAGATATGGATTAAAAAGGCCGAAATGCGTGAAACTGTTCCAAAAATGGAACCTGTTGGATTTGAATTTGTGAAAAAGAACGAAAATCCCGATATATCGTTTCGGAGAGTTGGAGTTAATGCGGGAACTATTTCCCATGAAATTGCAAATAAAAGTGAACAAAGTCACTATTTCATAAAATTTAAAAGTGATTTATTGGAAAAGTTTCAAAACCTTCATTTTGATTTTGAAAACACAGTTGGTCCAAAAAGTATATCTAAGCAGGAACTGATTCGGGCTGTTTCTTGAATTTACGACTTCCTGAATTGATAATGGTGTTTATGGATTTACCTCGTAACGTTTCTCCTTTGTATGTAATAAATTCTTCAATGAAAGGTATGGAACATTGAACTCTCCGTTGTTTTTTCGAATCTACTTTGGGATGAATAATAATTTGCATGTTGTATTTTTTTTGAAGTTCCTTCTTTTTCTCAATATAACTTTTATCTTTTACATTTCCATGTGGAATTGCTTTAATTAAAGAGATGTATTCTTCAAGTTCTTCTCGTGGTATTCCACCAAATAAAAATTCATGGAATTTTTGATTGTAATCAATTTCAACAATTTCATAAATTTTCTTAGTGTATTGATTCAATTGTTTCCATTTACCTACAATTATGGTATTCTTGAAATTAAAATCGTAATCAAAGAATCGAAGAATATCTCCACACTCAACACTTTTTGGATTCTTTGTTACTTTTATACTTATATTTTCATTTTTATCAAACTTGTTTTGTTCATGTGGAATATCATGGATATCGGTATTATTTATTTCGGGTTTTAAATCAAAAACTTTTACTCTAATTTCATTTTCAAAATCAAATCCATGTTTTTGCGATTGTCCAACTGATAACTTTTTAAAAGCCGCCAAAAGTTGCTCATCAACTGGGAAAGCCATTTTAAGTTTTTTTTGTTTTGCCCTAAAGCTTTAAATTGTTTTAGATTTCTTCTTCGAGTTGTTTCTTTGGTGGTATGATTTCCAAAGTAAACTTCTTCTTTTGAGGCTTGATAGTGTAATTGCAAAGACGAGGCCGTGTCAATGGAGTAGGTGGTTTGTTAATATATACATCCTTTATCTTTGCCATCCACTGCGTTGAATTATGGACTCCACGAACAAGGTCATTTATAATTTTATTATGAATGAGTATAGTATTCCATGTTTTCTCGGAACACCACAACGTCAATGGGTCCGTTTGCTGATAACACCCTAAAATACGAAGCGATTGTAAAAGGTTCTCTCCATGGGTTGACTTAGCCGCATACAGATACTGGTCGGTAAGGTGGAGTGAATAATCGCTACTAACAAAACTGATACCACGAGATGCAAGATGTCCAGCTATAATACAAATATGGGTGTGGTGATGTTCAGGGTCATCAACAAGAAGTTGTAAAACTTCAGAGATACTGTAATTTTTGAAATAATGAACAAAGGTATCATTTTGTTCAAGAATAAAATACTTATTAATCAATTGTCCATAACTATTAACTTCCTTACGGTCAGCAAATGGAATATTATTTCGGCGTTTACAAATAACTTTGATTCCATCACCATTATACGTTATCACAGTCATTTTAGGATAAATATTAGAAAGATACCTTTGAATTTTGAAATGGTTCTCCCGTTCTTTGACAACTGTATGGAGAATCATTCCACGTTCTTTTTCCATAAACGATTCATAAATAGAATCCATAGCACTCATGTCGCAAAGCGGAAAATCCTCTTCGGAACGAATGATATAGCTATCAACATATTTTACATTTAATGAATCAATACCATAATAATTATTATTGGGTTTAATTTTTTTGATTTTAGTAACACTTTGGTCACTGGAAAAGAGCGCAAATGGAGTTGCAGTAGCTCCGAGAATAAACGTTGCATTTTGCTTGATAAAATCCAAATGAAAATCCACTGGGGTAGTGTGGTCCTTGGATTTTATGGAGAAATCAGCTTCATCAATACATACATTATAAGGTTTACCAAATGCGGTAATAATCTTTTTCATTTTATTCAGTTGAGTTTCGTTGCAAAGAAGGATGATAATACCGATGGATTCCATGAATTCAACGGCCTTTTCAACTGTAAGATGCTTTAACAACTTCGTCTCCATACGTTCATCAAAACGGCTTCTGAGTTGAAGTTGGTCAGCGGTGATGTTTCTTACAATAAAAACAACAGGGACTTTATCATTATTAACTGAGTTCCAGCAATAATTGATTTCCTCGTTTGTTTTTCCTGATTGAACATGTCCAATTATGGTAAGATAATTTTTCATTTTTTACTTAATCAAAGCTCAAAAACTAAAGTAAATTTATTTTTGTAAAATTTCAATTTGAAATTTCTTATTTAAGCGACGAGCGCTTAAATTAAAGAATAAAATTATTTAATTAAATTAAAGCGGTATGATTAAAAACATTGTTTTTTCAGGTGGTGGATTTAAAGCATGGGCTTATATTGGTTCATTACGTGTTTTAGAAGAACATCCAAACTTTCTTGATATTGAACAAGTAGTTGGTGTTTCTGCTGGTGGTGTGTTTGGTTTGTTTTATGTTTTGGGTATAAAATGGGACTTTTTATTGGATTTTTTTATGGATTTGAATTTCAAAGAACTTCAAGATATCGATATTGATAACATTATGATACAACAATCCATATTAGCTGGTGTAAAATTTACAGAAATTATCAAAGAAATTATGAGTTATCGCATTGACCCGGGTGTAACCTTTATGGAACTTTACCGAAGTTTTAAAATTAAATTTACAACAAGCGCACTCAATATTACTGATTCAAAACTTGAATACTTTAATTACGAACTTACACCCAATATAAAAGTTATTGATGCCGTTCGAGCAAGTTGCAGTTTACCAGTTGTATTACCCCCATACCTTATTAATGGAAAATATTATTATGATGGAGGAATTTGTAATAATTGTCCCATAGATATTGTGGATGAAAATAATAGTATTGCATTTGATGTTGCATTTTATGCTGAAAGTAACGAAAGTCCAGTCAAACTGATAGACCTTTTAAATAGCCTTGTTACTATATCAAATAGAAACAGTAAAAAATCCATGTTTACAGAGAACATTTATACAATTTTAGATAATTCTTTTAGTAATGAATCAGTTAATTTAAATCAATCACGAGATGATGTTTTTAATATTTATATGAATGGATATATAAATAGCAAAAATATATTCTTTAAAAACCATATTGCACTTCCAGCACCTTAATTTTTCATTTTTTGAAAAACTTTGAAAGAAGTGATTTTTGTGATTCTTGTTGCTTTTTAATAATATTTTCAACGCTATCGGGAAAGACAGTGTTTCTCTGAGAACGTTCATATTCCATTTGTTTAAGTTTACTAAGATTGGGGTCAAATAGCTTTGTATGTTGTTTTTGTTTAGTTTCAGAAACCTGGATTTTTTTAATTTTTTCTATACACTCATCAAGTTTCGATTTTTTATCTTCTGTTGGTGATTCAACAAGCTCAAAGTCATCGAATAAAATTTTATATTTGTTAAAAGATTCAAGGTCAAAATAATAATACATTTTTTCAATAACTTCTGTTGGTTTTTTTAAGGAAAATCTTTCGTTATCGTTATAAACATGGTAAACGGAATCCAAATTTGAATAACAAATAACATTAATTTTATTTGTTTTTGCAAAATTTATTAAATTTGTCGCTGTTGTGTCAGATTCATCACTAAATATAAATATTGTTTTTACTGTTTTTAGATTTTCAAAAAAGTCCTTTTTCTTCTTAAGTTCATAACTCAGCATGCGATGATTATACTGAGAACCATACATTCGTATTGTATCTTGTCCTTTTCCAAAGACATGTCCTATAATTGTATTACTTTTCAACAGCCTTATGATATCGACAATTGGAAATAAAACATTCCATGAACGCGATGCATACATAAATATTTTTCCCGAGAATTCAACTTTTTCATAAACAGCGTCCTCATACTTGGTTCGAACCATTTTTTGTTATTTTTATGCACAAGTTTTTAAGTAAAAAAAAAATTGTAAAAAACTTTTAAAAAAAATATAGGTTAAACTTAACGCCCTTTGAATGATTTTACCAAAGGGAGATAATCTCACTTATATATTACTTGGACTTATTGTCGTGTTTGGTATCGTGATACTTCTTATATGTTCTTCTAAAAAGAAAAGCACATTTGGAAGCAATTCAAGTTCATTTACAGCTGGGGTAACTGAACAAACAAGTGTTATACCTAGAATAGCCGATGATTCCGTTCTTATATTTTATGCTCCATGGTGTGGACATTGCAAACAAAGTATGGGTGAATTCAAAAAGGCAGTTGAACGAGGACAGGGTAAAGTTATACTCGTAGATGCAACAGATGATTCCAATACCAGTTTAGCTGAAGAATACGCTATTAAGGGATTCCCAACTATCATTCGGGGTGATAAATCAAAATTCACAGGTTCCCGCACAGCAGACGATATTATTGATTTTTCCAAAAATGAGAGTTCTTAAAACTGTCCAAACTTTTTTTAATAAAAAAATTGCTTAAAGGGGTGTGCATAGTAAATGTAAGAACGAGGGAAAATGGCTCCAAAAGTAAAATCCATAGAGGAAACTTATCAAAAGAAATCCCAACTTGAACATGTTCTTCTTCGTCCCGGAATGTATATTGGTGACATCGAGCGTATTACTACTGAACGCTGGGTGTTGGACGAACGTATGACTCGTAAATCACTTACTTTCAGCCCTGGTCTTTACAAAATATTTGATGAAATTTTTACCAACTCAACTGACCATTCTCAGCGTGATTCCACGATGAAAAAGATCGAAGTTACTATTTCCGACATCGGAGAGATTTCCATTTCAAATGATGGCGGCGCTATTCCCATCGAAATCCATAAAGAACTCAAGAAATATGTTCCCGAAATCATTTTTGGCGAATTCCATACCTCTTCGAATTACGACGATACCGAAGCTCGCACCGTCGGTGGTCTGAATGGGTATGGCGCTAAGCTTACCAATGCTTTTTCCAAGAAATTTACCGTTGATATTTGTGATGGAACTCACCACTTTATTCAGACGTGGGAGAACAACATGAGTATCGTTGGAAAGCCCAAGGTTACCGCTTCCAAGAAGAAAAGCTACACTCGTATTTCTTTTATTCCCGATTTTACTCGCTTCGGTATGGAAAACATGGACGCCGATACTATTTCTTTATTCAAGACTCGTGTGTATGAAGGTTCTGCAATTACCGATAAGCGTGTCGCCGTGCATTTTAACGGTGAAAAGGTAGCTGTCAAGTCGTTTCAGGATTTTACCAAGTTATTTATCAAGGACCGTGAACCCGTAGTATATGAAAAAATGAATGAACGTTGGGAATTTGCTGTAACTCTTAATCCGTATGACAAGTTTACTCAGGTTTCTTTTGTAAATGGCATAAGCACCGCCGATGGAGGCACCCATGTCGACCTTATTACCAATCAAATTATTTATAAACTCAAGGAACAGCTCGAAAAGAAGCACAAAGATATTACTATTCGTCCGACGTATATCAAGGACAATCTTTTGATTTTTGTTAACTGTCTTATCGAAAATCCAGTTTTTTCGAGCCAAACCAAGGAAAACCATGTTACCAAGATAAACAAGTTCGGAAGCAAGTGCGAACTCTCCGATGAAATTATCAAGAAAATTGAAAAATTAGGTATTACTGCAAATGTCGTTGATATCGCCAAAGCTAAGGAAAACAAAAGTCTCTCAAAGACTGATGGAACCAAGAAGATTCGTTTGACTGGTATTCCAAAGCTCGACGATGCAAACAAAGCAGGTGGCTCGGAAGGTTGCAAGTGCAAGCTTATCCTTACGGAGGGCGACAGTGCCAAAGCATCGGCCATCGCTGGTTTGTCTGTAGTTGGTCGTGATTATTATGGAGTGTTCCCTCTTCGGGGTAAGCTTCTGAACGTTCGCGATGCAACGGCGGCGCAACTTTTGAAGAATGAGGAAATTAATTGTTTGAAAAAAATTATGGGTTTACAGCAAGGAAAAGAATACAATGACCTTAAGTCGTTACGTTACGGAGGTATTATCATCTTTACAGATGCCGATAATGATGGTTCTCATATCAAGGGTCTTATTATTAACTGGGTTCATACGTTTTGGCCGAGTCTGTTAAAAATTGAATCTTTTGTTAGCAGTATAGTTACACCTATTGTCAAAGTAACAAAGGGTGTAAATGTAAAGTCGTTTTATACTCAAGTTGATTTTAATACATGGAAGGAGTCCAATGACCCCTCCAAATGGCAAGTTAAGTATTACAAGGGTTTGGGAACATCGACCGCCAAAGAAGCCAAGGAATATTTTTCTAATCTTGCAAAGCAAACTGTAACTTACAATTTTACTGAAAATACCGAATCGGACCTTATCAAAGCATTCAAGAAGGGGTTTGAAGACCAGCGCAAGGAGTGGATTAAAGAATCGACTGGAAAGAATTACAATTTGGACCACACCGTTTTAAAACAAAGTATTTCACAGTTTGTAAATGAAGAACTTATTAATTTTAGTATCGCTGACCTTGAGCGAAGCATTCCAAATATGATGGATGGATTCAAGCCATCTCAGCGAAAGGTGCTGTATGCGTGTCTGAAAAAGGGACTTTACAGCGATATGAAGGTTGCTCAACTTTCAGGTTATATTTCTGAACACACGAGCTACCACCATGGAGAGACAAGCCTTCAAGGAACTATTGTGAACATGGCTCAGGATTACGTTGGAAGTAACAATATCAACTTATTGGTTCCTTCGGGTCAGTTTGGAACGCGTATCACTGGTGGAAAGGATTCGGCTTCACCCAGGTATATTTTTACACATCTTCAATCGGTTGCAAAGACTTTGTTTAATGAACACGATAATGTTTTATTGGATTATCTCGATGACGATGGAATGAAAATTGAACCAAAGTATTACATACCACTTATTCCAATGATTTTGATAAATGGTTCGGAAGGAATTGGGACGGGTTACAGCACGAATATCCCTTGTTACAATCCAGTTGATATTATAGCAAATTTAAATAAGCTCATCGAAAGTAATGGTGAAGCTGAATTGAGCAAAATGACTCCGTGGTATCGTGGATTTACAGGTAAAATTGAACTTGAAACTGGAACTACAGAGACCCGTTACATTACAACGGGTGTATGGAAACGGGTTTTGAATTCTATTGAAATATCGGAACTTCCAATTGGTAAATGGACACAGAATTACAAAGAATTCTTGGAGTCTTTGGTAGAATCAAATGAAATCTTAGATTATCGCAATGGTAGCGATGACAAGAAGGTATCTTTCAAGGTAATGTTTCAGAAAACAGTTTTGGATGAGCTTGAAACAAAGGGTGAAATTGAGAAGAAGCTCAAGCTTACAAGTTATATTAATACATCAAATATGCATGTCTTTGATGAGAAGTGCATGATTCGTAAAGTCCATAGTCCTGAAGAAATAATTGACCGTTTTTATCGGGTTCGTAAAAATCATTTTATAAAGCGAAAGAAGTATCTAATTGATAAACTAAGCACGGATTGTAATTTGCTTGATGCAAAGGTTCGGTTTATCAAATTGGTTATTGAAGAAAAGATAATTTTATTTAACAAGAAAAAAGATTTTATTGTTAAACAACTCTTGGCAGTTGAGCCACCATTATTAAAAGTAAATGATTCATGGGATTACCTTTTAGAATTGAAAATCCATGTTCTCACGGAAGAGAAAATAAAAGACCTTGATACAAAAATAAAAACTATGAAAAGTGAACTTGAAACGCTCAAGGCAACAAGTATTAAACAAATGTGGACATCGGAACTTTTACTGATAAAGTGGTAAATAATAAACACTGTTGGCTGAACCAACCGGCCCTATTTGTATTTTTAAAAATTTACCAGTAATTGTTTTAGATAACGTTTGTGCTACAGCAGGGTCGTTTATGGTAACGACTGTGAGTGACTGTGCAGTTCCATTTGCAACATTTCCATTAAGTGTGAGACCTCCTAACTGACAACTGAGACCCAGGAAGTTTGAGTTAAGAGGTATTTCACTTCCCATATTTTATTATAAGTTTTATTTTAAATTAAAAAAAAATAACGAATAATATAAAGCAAATGAATTCTGCTTCACAGGGTAATTCTCAGGCAGTTTCTCCTGGATATTATCTTAATTCTAAAAATGAGCCAACCAATTGTCCATACTTTGATGCGGCTGCTCCCGGAACTGGGCCAATTGGAATGGTTGTTGGAAAAGCACCAAGCACTGAATTTGAAAAATGGAATAGTTCATTTAATTACAGTTTAAAATCGAAAAGCGACTTTAATCTTAATCCCCAACCAGAAGGAAATGTATTTGGTGCATTTCCCAAAGCTGAGCAAAACCGAACTGGTGTTTATGCAATTGAAACAGACCGTGGTGACCTTTCTGCAACAATTAATACTCAGATAAATGTAAAGGGTGAGCGTCAATTCCAGAATCGTCTCCAAGACCCAGTTCGTCCAACCATGAAAGAAACAACGCTTTATACTTACAATGGAACAACTGCACCGGTTACAAAAGCCCAAGCAAGTTATTCACAATTTATTCCACAATACGCCAAAATTGGTGGAAAGGATGTTCGTGTCGGTGGTTCTTCAAACTTTGGTCTCCGAACAGCAACTGAATATTCTTACTTCGCAACACCAGGACCAACTCCGATTAATGGTCAGGCAATCCAAAACCCCGATGCACGAATTGGTAAAAATACTCAACCTGTTCCCGATTTCAACGTTGATGGACCTGGAACTCTTGCTGGTGCAGTTCCTGATGGTTCTAAATATCAGCAATACCGTCTTATCGCTCAGCCAACAACAAGTGGTCTTCGGTTTAATTATAATCTTGAAACAGATGGAGGAAGTGTCCATGATTATTCCCAGCTTCTCGGAAAAGAAGTCGATGGTATTGAAAATCGTTATACAGCAAGTTACCAAATAGCACCACTTCTTACCAATCCTCTGAATGTTGTATGGAATCCATTTGACAAGGGAGAAATTCCTGCATTTTACAGCATTGATTCTCCAACTGACTTTGCTTATACCAATATGAAAGACCTTCCTGCAGATTACTACTCTGGTGGAGGTTACAATGATGTATGGCAAAATGACCCATACATGACAAGCAATAATGCATACGTTCTTGGATTAGAAAAGGGTATTCACAATCCCCGACTCGAATGGTCGAACGGTGTTAATACCTTACCTGGAATTGTTTACACTCCTGAAGATTCAGGTAAAGAGCCAACTCCCATGCTCAGTTATGGAGGAACAAATCCAGTATTTGAACAATACATCAATAATATATCACAGAGTTATCCTAATAATACATATGCTACACTTGGTATGCCTACAGCTGGTTATATCAGTTAAATAGAAAGATAATTAATTTCTCTATTAATAAAATTTATTTCATTTACTTTTCCAAAAGTGCTTTTTCTTTTAACAGCGTTGCCCATGGAAAACCGTTTTCCCATGTTAAAGGCATTGCCTGTAGCGGTGCTCGCGCCGCTTTTAAAGGCACCGCCGGTAGCGGTGCTCGCTCCGCTTTTAAAGTTGTGCGTTTTGGCAATTTTAGTTATTTTACAACCCGTGGAGGTATTTGAAAATATACGAATAAATGGTTCATTTTTAAGAAACAGTTCAGTAGTATCCATTTTTGGCATGACGTATTTACCATTCTTTTTATGAGATTCATTAATGAAATGTTGTGTTGGGAAAAAATTAACAAAAAACCAAGCATTTGGGTTACTGTTCCATTCTATATTGCATGGAACAGTGTCAAATTGGTCAGCAATGTCTTCAAGTTTTTTAACAAGTTCAGCGATGTTATTCTTATTCAACATTTCTTCATTTCCATTGATATCTATTTTACGAAGATTTTCAAGGTCACCTTTCTTCAAGAAGCTACATGCAGGTGTTGTTTTGATATAATCATCTTCAACTGATGGAAATCCCATATTTGGAATTTTACTAAATGAAAAAGATTTATCTAATCCAGCGTATTGTTTAATATTGTTTGGTGTATGGATACCACTATGACCAGTTTTACTAATTAAAAGGTCTTTGGGTTTTTTAAATGTTGCTTTTTTATTTGCCAGTAAATTTGCAATATCGAAAGTATTTGCAAAATCGATGAAAGAATATGGATTTATATTTATATTTCCTTCTGCAAGATTGTTAAGTTCATCAACACATCGAAAATCGTGGGTTGTTTTAAAATATTCTTCAATTAAGAAAATAAGAATACCGCGCTCCGTGTCATTAAGAAGTTCTTTTATTTTTTTAATCTTACATGGACTTACTTGAATAGTATAAAGTCCCTCAACAGTAAATACAAGATGAGCTTTATTACCATTCAAAGCAAATTTTAATGTTTCTCTGAAGTCTTCTCCACTGGGCCAACCACATGCAGTTTTTCCCTCACGATAGGCGTTTATGGGATGTGTGTGGTAATTAATAACATTGTTAGGTGTATATACACTTCCATGGTCACCTTCATTTGTATCGACATCAATTACATTATCGTTATCGTCAACATAAAAAACACCTGATACTTCATTTTTGTTATATAAATTTTTATAGATTTTGTTTATTAACGCAAGAGGCAAGTGTAATTTTAATATACATTTATGGATTGTTTGGTTATAGTATCCATTTTGGTCTAAATCTGATAAATTTCTTTTCATACCGGTAATTATATTACCTCTTTATTTTTTAATTCGTAATAATTTTATTTTTAATTTAAATACAACTAACAAACGGTTATGAGTAAAAACTTAAATATTTCGGTTCTTGTTGCTGCACGCGATGAATATATCGACCAATTAAAATGTATCCTCGTTCCTCTTTTAATTCAGGGTTTTAACAGTATTTATCAAGACGCAATTAATCTTTCTAAAAACAAACATATAATTTACAAATTTCAGGAGCTTCTCAAACAAATTCCTCAGTGGAATCAAACAATTCTCCAAGAAGAATCCAAACGCATCAAAAAGAAATGTCCATACATTATGGATATCGTCACTGCAATTTTTGTAACAAACGTAAAAGTTCTAGCAAGTGTTCGTTTAAAGGGAAGCAAAGAAGACATTCGTGTAAAAATCCCAACAAGCGATATCTTCATTCATTCAATTTATATCGAATCTGCCCAACAAATCTTTTATGACCCCTTTTTATTTTATCACAAAGGAAATCAATTTGGAAAGGTTCAAGAAAACAAATACCATGTAAAACAAATAATTAGTAACTCGGTAGATGAAACAATACGTCAGATGCTTCCATTTGATGATATTCTTCAGAAGTATCTTGCAGATGCTCTCAACGATAATGCAGAATTTGGTAATGGTTCTGAAAGTGAAGAAGAATCTGTTTCAGATTCCGATGAAGAATCTGTAGATGGAGGTGATTTCCCATCAGATGAGGAAAGTGAACCTGGTGATGACGCCGAACCACCAATTAAGTCATTTAATCTTGGTGAAAATGGAAATTCACCATCACAACCATTTATGTTTAACAAAGAAACTGATTCTGATGAGGAAGAAGAAGAAGCTGAATTTCAACCTCCACCTGGACACTTTACCCAGCCAATTGAACCCGAACATCAATTTATAAATCCACCTGTTCAAGCACCTCAAGCACCACTTCCAGTTTACCAAGCATCCCAACCACCCCAACCACCCCAACCACCTCAGGGACCACCAATTCAACAACCACCAGTTTACCAACAAGTTCAACAACCAAATGAACAAGAACGTTTTTCGTTTTTTTCTTAAATTAAAAAAGTAAGATTAAATTAAGAACTTATGTTTCTTTACATTGTTCCGGTAGTTGTTTTTCTTGTAATCAGTTTATCTATGTATAGTTTATCAAGGAACAAAGAAAAGAATAAATCAAGTAATATACTTATACGAAATATATTACCAGCTATTGCTATAAGTGTTTTGGTATTTGTTTTTATGAAGTATCGTGAAACAATGTTTAACCAAGAACCAATGATGGGAGGAAATTACTTTGACAACTAAAAGGTTAACAAAGTTACATGATATTTCCAACTTCGTTGTAACTTGCGATACCGATGCTATTACTTGGTTCAAACCCAGCAGCATTATATTCAAGTGTCCGACTTCCTTTCATTGCTGTGTAGGTTGGTCTACTGAGTTGGTCAGGGAGCTGTGATGCATCCTTGTAATAATAAATATACATATTAATCTGTGATACCATTTTTGATACATATTCTTGTAATACATTTGTATTTAACTTTATTATATCAGCTTTTAAATTAGAATTATTTTTGAGATTTACAAAACAAATACTTCCATTTTGTATTTTGTAATTCTGAAATATATTTACCATATAGTAAAAAAAATCATCCATGTTGGGAGTTTGTATGGTTACACCTTCTTTGTTTCCAGCAACACCCGAATCAGCTGTAATTTCTTTCACCTTTTGAACAACTGAATTTCGTAAATGATTAATGTTATCATCTGAAAAGAAAACTGTCATGAGAATGTCAGGTTTTTGGTGAAGAGATTCAGATGCTTTACCAACATAATAATTAATTGATTGGCGTTGTCCATATCCAGCATAAACATTATTTTCACTATTATTTGTTTGAGCTGGTCGTTCTGTAAAAATTTGATTTTGAAAAGTGGAATATCCTGCTTTATTTTGTTCAACTTGGAGTGAAGTATCTCCATAATTATTATCAGGATTGACGTATTGTGGAACACCTGATGGATTTTGAGGATTAAAAAAAGCACGATTCATTTGTTGAACAGCTTGGTTATTTTGTGGTGCAGTTATATTCAGTGATTGGATAACCTGTCCGCCATAATTATTGGGACCAAATGTTCCTGGTCCTGGGGCGCCTTGTCTATTAATAGCATTTGATGGTAAAAGGTTTTGTCCGTATGGAATGTTAATACTATTGAAAGTATTTACAGTTCCGTATTGTAATCCCCTTGGTGCATTTGGTGTTGGATTATTAAAATAATCACTAACTTCGCTATAATAATTCATTTTACTAATACGTGTTATTTTATTTTTAAAATATTTTAATTTAATTAAAGAATCGAATTTAAAATACTTAATGGCAACTTTTAAGTTAGCTAAAAAAGATGCTGTCTCAGATACTCGGACTAATATTATTGACCTCCATGAAAAAAAGTTAGAATACTTTGAATCAGAGAAAAAAAAATTACCTGAATATCAATTGTTATTATCAACTTTAAAATCAAAGGTTGTAAAAGATATCAATGAAAGAGTTAAAGTGTGTCAACAAGTAAATATTCTTGAATCAAAAATAAATGAAATTATGGATGATTCAGAAATGAATAATTATCTTCTTGATTTTTTTGTTACAATAAATAAAACAGATGAACAATTTGAAGAACAGACAAACAAGGGACAAATGGATTCGTTTTGTAATTCAAAAGTAAATAATTCAAAACTGGAAACATACAATAATTATGTTCGTAAATTTAATCCCGAATTAAAAGAAATTATAACAAACACCGGAATTAAAACAGTTTGTAAAAAATGTAATAGCAATGAATTTATGTTTGATTGTAAAACAAGTTGTGAAGTATGCACAACATGTGGTTTATCATCTGAAATACTTATATGTGATGATGTATTTCCAGTTTATACAGAAAATGTTGAACAAGTTATTGTTTTTAATTATGACCGTAAAAACCATTTTCAAGAATGTTTGAATCAACTCCAAGCCAAAGAAAATACAACTATACCTCCCAATATAATTCGCGACCTTTCCATTGAATTTAAAAAATACAATATTACAGACCCGAAAATGTTTACCAATACTCTTGTTCAAAGTTATCTTAAAAAATTAAAATACAATAAGTATTATGAACATATACCTACTATAATTAATGAATTTTGTGGTCTTAAGGCTCCTAAACTTACACCAGAACTTGAACAACAACTTAAGATAATGTTTGATGAAATTCAAATTCCATTTGAGAAGTATTCCAAAATAGTTTGTCCACTGCGGAAAAACTTTTTAAATTACAATTATACTTTTTACAAAATGTGCCAACTCCTCGGAAAAGATGAATTCTTGAACTATTTTCCATTACTTAAAAACAGAGAAAGACTTTATGAACATGACCTGATATGGAAAGGGATTTGCACAGACCTTCAATGGGAATTTATTCCTTCTATTTAAATTAAGTTAATTAATTTAAAGAATTAACCTTTAACATTTTATTAAAAAATGACAACCCCCGAAAAGAAGCGTCTCGATCCATGGGATGAGCTTCCTGCACCAGCTCTTGCAAAGGTGAGTGCAGTAACCGATGCAGTTCACAAGGCAACTGATTCAATTGAAGCAAATCTTGAGACTGACCCAATCAAGGTTGCTGGACAGAACTGGGCATGTGTATCATTTGTAAGTCCAACAAGCAACCAAAAATCAAGTGCAATTGGTATGAAGATTCGTGGATGTTTTGACCACCGTGAGGAGGCCGTTGAGCATGTAAAGAGGCTTATTAAACTTGATCCATCATTTGATATTTTCATTTGCGACATGTATAACTGGTGCCTTGTCCCACCTGACCCTGAGCATATTGCTGACCAAACCTATCAGGACCAAACTCTTAATAGCATCATTAGTGAATATAAGAAGAATCAGATTTATGCTAAGGAGCATTTCGAGGAGCGTAAGCGTCAAATGATGGAGCAAGCTGCCGATGAGGCAAAGCGTGCAGCGCTTAAGCGCATTGAGGAGGAATCTCAACATCAGCTTGAAGAAGAATCTCAATGTCAGCAGCCAATTAAACCCAATTCAGACCGTATCATCGACGTTACAGAACTTGAAAATGCTTCAGCAACACCAGTTGATGAAAACTGTGCACCAAGTGATACTATGACAGCATCTGAGGTTATGGATTCAATGGTTAATGGGTGTTCCAAGGACAATTAATTTGTAAAATTTAAAATTTAAGTAAAAAAATTTAATTTAATTATTTTTACTTTAATTTAATTTTTAGATTGGGCTAAATTTTGATACTTTGAAGAATATATCAGCAGCAAACACAAAGCAGAGAACAACAATAATAAAGATAGAAATTCCATAACCAAAGTTAACAAATCCTCGGCTTTGGGGGTATCCTTTTTTGTCCTCACATGTGCGGGTATTGTGAACAACGAAGATAGAAAGGATAAAGGCTGTTATAAGTGTAACAGTATGGAGATTTGAGCGGAAATCTCGGTAAGCAGCACCTCCAATCATTGAAGCAAGACCCATTTTTATTTATACGCTTTGCTGATATTTTTTTTCGTTTAAAATTAAATTAAATTAAACTGAAACGTTTAAATGAAAATTAAACTAAAAGAAATCGTTTTATCTGATATTTCTTTTAATAAAACACCAATCGATAAAGGAACACTTATTAACTTAAAATATAAAAATGAATCCTTAGAATTTCAAACTCCTAAGGTAATTATTGAAAATTTAATAAAAGAAAATGAGCACGAATACCTTGTTTTAAAAATACTTCCCACCAAAGCATGCAAAGATTTTTTTTCAAAAATAACAGAACTTGAAAATTTCTTTAAAGAAACCCTTAAGAACGATATTAAAACTATTTTCTCAGAAGACCATTTTACTGTAAAAATCCCATTTAAATATTCAAAACCCATAATAAAAGTCTACAGCGAAGATGGACTTTTTAATTACTATAAATTATCAAAAGATACCACTGTTATTTGCTTGTTAGGACTTGATAAAATATGGATTAACCAATATAATGAACCAAATTATAACTTAATTGTAAAAGAAATTATGGTAATTTAAAGAAACAACATTTTTAAAGAAAAAGGAAAATGTTAGAACAAAAATTTAAAGACCATCTTGGTGGTATTATAAATGAAATTATTAACAAAATACTCGAATTATTGAGTTATAATTTTAATAATCACAATGATTCATTTTATTCTTGGTTTATGACAAATTCAGATTATGATTTTATTTATATTTATGAAATTGCATTTAAAAGACATTTCCTTGATAATTTTACAATTGAAACCGAACGTGTTTTGGGATATTATTCTCAAAATTTAGTGCACGCAGTTTCAAGTTATTATGATATGTATCGCGACCTTACAAGTATTGAGCATTTTGTTCGTTTAATGGTAACTAAACAATTTGAATATATGGACCATCACCAGTTATTTATGGAATAGAGTGTTATGGAAAATTAATTCAACTTAAAAAAAAATATAATTAAACTTTAAAATGTCCTTTCTTAAAAAACTATTTGTGCTTTCGGCTTTTGTTTTTGCAAATGCGGCTAATTGTGATATAAACGGATGTGTAACTTTCAGTGTTGCTGCTGGAACAGGTTGTGCATGGATGTGTGAATATTGTGCCAATCAACTTGGAACTAATAATTATTACTTTACAACTCCAGTTTGTGCTTACCAAACGGGAGGTTGTATGGGAAACCCCATAGCAGGAGTTAGTTACACTTGTTGCAGTGCTTAAGCAAAGTTGCAGCGTAATTTAATTTTATTCGTCAATTTTTGCTAATTGTAATACCAAATGAATAACAGTTTTGTTTGGTATATTAATTAAATCATAATGGTCCTCTAACGAAGAACCCATACAAATTAATCTCATTGTTTCTTTTTTAATCTTTAAAAAATCTTCAATTTGACTTTTTAATAAACTAACAGTGTGAGAACCAGTTTCCGAAATTGCAAATCCATATTTTGTTCCATTTGTAAATTTAACAACAACAATTTTGTTCATAAAATGTTCTTACACGCAACTTATTGGTAGTTATATTAGTTGCTTTTATTTTTTAGAATAATAAAATACCAGTGGGATTGTCACAAAGGGGTGTATAATGAACAAAATTAAACAAACTTGATGAATAAACAAGTAAATATTTAAAATTGTTTTAAGGTAACATCGTTTTTCTATATACGCACATCCGTAACTATTGTCAGGCTGAACAACAATTAAATGGTATTTCTTCATTTTTAATTTGATTTATTTAAAACTTTAAACTGGTTTAAAGAATTATTAATTAATATAATTGCCTGGTTAGCTCAGTTGGTTAGAGCATCACTCTTATACTATGAAGTATACCAAGAAAGGTCAATCTTTCATAAGCGAGGTGAGGGTCAGCGGTTCAAGCCCGCTACCGGGCATCCTTCTCATAGCTCAATGGTAGAGCGGCAGACTGTAGTTGTTAATTGTCATCTGTCGGTTCCCTGTTCGACTCAGGGTGAGGAGAATCCACCCTTCATTGGGTGTAAAAAATCTTTTTAAGATTTCAAACTGGCGTTAGTTAGTTTGTTTGAAGTCTTAATGTTTTAAAATCAACTTAAAGGTAAACATTTTATAAAATAAAATGAATTAAAACAATTTAAATAAATTTAATAAATTTAAGAAAATAAAAATTAACAAAGTAAAAGTTAACAAAACACAAGATGATAAAGTATAATTATTTTTTGTTATTAATGACGACTAATCAAATAATTAATACTATTCTTCTTCTTGATATTAGAAATGATAAACAAAATTTTGGAAAAATAATCGATTTAAAGAATTAATAACATTATAAATTGTCACTTAGGTGACAAAGGTCCTTGTAATATAATGGTTAGTATAGTCGGCTGTTAACCGATCAATCTTGGTTCGATTCCAAGCAGGGACGTTAAACCATTTGGTTTTCAGAAAAAGTTTTTACTTTTTTTGAAAATTAACTTTAAGTTTTCGAAGTTCCTTTTTAACTTCGCGAATTTGTTCATTTGCTTCTTTTGTAAATTTTGGTTTGTGTGCGCTTTTAAGTAATTTGATTAAACGTTTGTGTTCTTTGAGATACTTTTTTAAGTTCATCACAACAACTTTTGGCATTTAAAAAAAAATAACTGTTAATAATAACTGTTATTTTTTAATGGCTGTTAATTTTACATTTTATTGAAAATTAATTACCTTATATATAAGCTACTAATGATGAACCCGTCCAGTATAGCAACACAAAAGCTGAATTAGTTGTTCCAGTAATAGTGTGAAGTGTGCTATTTCCAGATGGTATTGTAATTGTTATATCCCTTGTATTACCAGTAGCATTATTACCATTTCGTAGATATACACAAAATCCAGCGGGTTCTCCCGATAGACCCGCTACTGTAAATGTCTGTGTAGCACTTATTCCTGTCAGAATATATGTAGAACGGTTCATTGCTGGTGTAAGAGCAATGGTTCCAGTAGCTGCTTGGACGGTAATTGCCGGGAATGTGTTTACTGATAAAACGTTACCTGATACAGTATCATAACCTAAAATTTTAGATGTTGATGTAGCGGTAGCAATATTATTTATATTAAGACTGTTTATATTAAGATTATTTATAGTGGTAGTCATTTATACTTTAAACTTTTATTTTATTTTAAAAAATAAAAGTTAATAATAAATGGCCGTTAACTTTTTACTAACAGTTGCGTTGTTTATTGCATTTATACCGGGATTATTTTTTACACTTCCAGGATGTTCTAAAGATAAACAAGATAAAATCAATAAATGGACTATGTATATCATTCACGCTGTTCTATTTTCCTTATCGAGTATGGTTTTTAATTTGATTTAAAAATTTAAAATTTTTAAATCGAAAAGATGGAAACCCAACTTGTTTGTATCGCTGCAGATATCTATACCTCATTGGGACCTGGATATAATGAAGTTATTTATCATCGTGCATTTGAAGTTGCACTCCGTTTAAGTAATATACCTTATGAATCTGAAGTTGTTACTCCAGTATTTTACAAAGGATATAATGTTGGACATGGACGCGTCGATATCAAATTGGCTAATATCATTATTGAATTAAAAGCAATTAATACTTTGAATAATGATGCTATTATTCAAACTAAAAATTATATGAATCATTATTGTATTTCTACCGGATTAGTTATTAATTTTGGTCAATCTAAAACAGGACTTGGTGTTATTTTAATCAGTAATGGAATTGTCCATGACTTTGTAAATGGAACTTTTGTTCCACGCAATGAACTAAATTTAAGTTAAATTGATTTAAGATATTTTATTTCAGCATTAACCTTAGCAAGAGCTGACTTCTTTGTTCGGCGACGACCAAATTGCTGTGCACATGATTGTTGTTGGAATTCATCGGCAAGTGCACTGGCTTGTTCACCAGCTTCCGCACGCATTACTCGTTGACGCCGAGCAAGTTCACGGCGTGTGGCAGGGGAATCAATATTATTAAGGTCTTCTTCTGACATCATTGTAACATCTACAGTTGAACTTGATGCTCGTGGTTTTGCAACTGCTCGTGATGTGCGTGCTGGTGCCATAACTGCTTCTTTTGGTTTCCGTTGTTTGGGTGCACGTGCTGGTTGCCATCGAACAAAACTTGCACTTGTTGGCATTAAAGCACCGGTAATAGTTCGGAATTTTGGTTGGCCATTGGCATCATTTCCATCATAAACGCTAATGTAATACCCATTTACGTTTTGGTTGAGTGGTGTTAAGTTTTTACGATAACGAACCTTGATTACCTGTTGACCACGTGACATTCCGCGTCCAAGTTCGAATTCATCTCCATTGTCGTCAAGAAATGACATAGTTTCAAAACCAGGGAGGTCTGTTACAGGTGTTCCTTGTAAATTTTCATTGAGTGCCCCGAGCATTTCATCGAGATTAAACGCATTAGCCATGTTTTATGATTTAAGCTTTTATTTTATTTTTAATAATAATTTTAATTAAAATTGCCAATATAAGACCATTTGAGATAATAACTTGTCTGTTTCTATTTACTGGACGCATATCTGAATATGCCCAATCATCACCTTGAATGTAATGCCGAACTAATGAACTTACTTCTGCAATCCATTTACGATTTTTAGCTTGTGCCCCAATAATTTTATTTGCGTATTGTGTAAGCCAACAATGGTCATCATTTAGTAGCCATCCAACTTGGTTAATCATAGAAAGAATTGTTAAAAAAACAACAAATTTAATATTACAAGTTAAAAAAACTGAACTAATTAAACCCGACATGTTTGTAGTAAATGCAAGATGGTGGATAAGTTGAACTATTCCAATTTTTGTTTCATTTTGGGTTATTTCTTTGTCTCTAAGAAAGTCCGCGCCGAAAAATACTAAACTAAATGGAATGATGACCAAACTAAACATTTCATAACTCGATAAATTTGGTAATTCCATTCTTACTTTAATTTGAGTTTAAAGTTTTAAAAAAATAACGAAATTAAAGTTAAATGAAGTTTGACTTTTTGAAATTTAATCTTTTGAAATTTAATCTTTTGAAATTTAATCTTTTGAAATTTAACGTTAATTCTTTAAAATTTTTCTTCAAAAATGGATTTTATATTCCTGTTCTCCATGTTTTAAGTTCTAAATTTCTTGGACTTTTTCTTTCAAGCACCATTTGTAATCAACTTTATACTGTTAATTATTTCTTTTGGTTTTCTAAACATTTCAATTTTGGGTTCCCTAAAAAGTTTAATCAACTAAAACAACTCATTAATTTTACATATTCAGGAAATTTAGCAATGTATCTTGCTTACGCCTTTCCCAGCTTTTTACCTGTTTGTCACAATATCCATTTTATAATTACATTTAGCTATTGGGTAGGGAAATTTTGTTACCATTGTGAAGACACTGATGAAATTTATCACCCTGAAGTTTCTAATTACTTTGTTAAACTGTGGTCTTATACTGGCCACATAGTTCCATATTATCTTTGTTTATGTGAAGTAAAAAAAGAAAACGTTATTTTTAATTATCAAACTGCGCTTTTTACTTATTTATGGACATATGCATGGTTAATACTTATTTATATTCCATGGAGAACTGCAACTGGGGACCCAGTTTATTCGATATTAAAAGAACTTCCACCAAAAAAATTGATAGAATATCTAATAACCATTCACATTATTATCGGTGGCTCAAATCTTGTTGGTAAACTTATTTAAAAATTTAACGGTTTAATATTTAAAAGATGTTAGCTTTTTTACTACTGATTCTTGTAAGCGCATGTTATGGACGTTCTTTAAAAGATTTTAATGCACCAACACTTGTAGGAAGGGACCGTGACGAGCATGGATGTTTAACAAGTGCTGGTTTTGTTTATTGCAACTATACCGACAAGTGTATTCGTGTTCAGGAAAAATGCAATGTTCCAAGTCTTCAAGAAAAGATTGAACCTCAAATTAAACCAAAAACGAGGCCTTTGGTAAAACAAGTTGTTTATGAAATTGAAATTTAAAATTTTACGTTATAAATTTTTTAAATAAAAAAAAGTTTAATTCATAAAAATGAACCTTCTCGTCACCGGTGGTTGCGGATTTATTGGTTCTAATTTTATTAATTACATTGACTCGAATTTAATTAACAGACTTGTTAACTTTGACGCACTTTATTATTGTGCAAATCACGATAACATAAAAGATTTTGTTAAAGAAAGCCCGAAGTATTATTTTGTAAAAGGAAATCTTTGTTCATCCGACCTTGTAAATCATGTGCTTAAGGAACATAATATCACTCATATAATCCATTTTGCTGCTCAATCACATGTTCAAAATTCATTTGAAGAAAGTCTGATGTATACTCAAGACAATATAGTTGGAACCCATACACTTTTAGAATGTTGTCGTAAATGGGGAAAGATTATTAAGTTTATCCATGTAAGCACCGATGAAGTATATGGAGAAACAGGTGAAGATAAACTTGATGAAAAAAGTATTCTTATTCCAACAAATCCATATGCAGCTACAAAAGCTGCTGCTGAAATGATTGCGATGAGCTATATCAAAAGTTATAATCTTCCAATTATTATTACACGTGGAAACAATGTATATGGACCCAATCAATATCCTGAAAAGCTTATACCTCGTTTTATTCAACAACTTAAGGCAGGTGAACAAGTAACTATTCAGGGTAATGGTTCTTCAAAGCGTTCCTTTCTTCATGTTTTAGATACTTGTTCGGCATTTGAAACTATTCTCTTAAATGGAATAATTGGAGAAATTTACAATATCGGTGCAAATGATGAAACAGAATACACCGTTATGGAAATTGCACAATTACTTGTAAAACTTATCCATAGAACTGATAATTTTCAAAGTTATGTTCGGTTTATCGAAGACCGCCCTTTTAATGATTCAAGATACTTCATATCAAATGAAAAGCTAAAGGCACTCGGATGGGAAATTAAAATTCCATTTTTAGAAGGAATAAAAAATTTGATAAATGTAACGAAATAACGATTAGCGATTTAATGAATAAGATTCTTATTTTAAGTGTTGTTATTGTATTAATTTTAGTTTTAGTTTTTTCAACAAAAAGCACATTTGGTGGTCAAACTGTTCAACAATCAAAGGGGTCAATTTTAGAAAGCGTTTACCAACGCTTTAAAAACAGATTTACAACCGTAAAAGGAAAAACAGAATTAAATAGTGTTGATATGGTTTATGTTATAACAATGCCTAAACGAAAAGCTTATATTACCGAACAAATAAATAAACTTGGTGTTACTGCAAGATACTTCAATGCTATAACACCTGATGACCTTAGTCAAGATGACTATAACACATTAAGTAATATTAATCAAATGAACAGTGATATATATAAAAAGTATACTCGATTAGCGGTATTACTTTCATTTGTTATGTGTTTTATGGATTCACTCAAACAAGGTTATAAAACTATAATTGTTTTTGAAGACGACATGACAATAAATGTAAAACCTGAACTTTTAAATGAAAGTTTAACGGAATTCCAAAAAAGTCCACTTGATGTGTTTTATATGGGATATTGCTTTTTGAATTGTGGTCAATTGCTTTATCTAAATAAATACAATACACTTGTCGAATTAACAGACCGTAATTTACTTTGTTGTCATAGTATGTGTATTAAAACGCGAATATTACCAGGTCTTATCAATTTCTGTTTTCCGATGCGTAATAATTCCGATGAACTTTTTAGAAATTACTACATTCTTGCAGGTATAAAAGTATGTGTTCCAAGAAGTGTTTATTTTAGTCAAAATAGAGCATCACTTGAATCATTAAATGAAAGTATCGAAGACCCTCTACTTTTCAAAACGTGTAAATTTTAAATTAAAATAAAATAACTAGTTCTTTTAAAAATGAAAAGGTTAATTTATTTTGTTATTGCAATAATAATATTGTTTATTGTTTTTTCACTTAAAAGCAATTTTGCAGAAACAGTTTCCATTCCCAAAACAGTCCATAAAATATTCATTGATTCAAAAATGGAACCTGGACCAATTGATGATAATATTCAACGGGCTATGAATACATGGAAACGTCCCGGATACACTGTTAAACTTTGGTATGGAAATGATTGCCGTGAGTATCTTTTAAATAATTTTGGAAAAGAACACCTTGAGTGTTTTGATAAAATTATACCATATGCATTTAAAGCTGATTTTATGCGTTATTGTATTATTTACAATGAAGGTGGATGGTATTCAGACTGGCAACAAGTTCTATTAGAACCACTTGACAAATTTGAAAAATATTCATGGGTATCTTGTTGGGATACAACTGGTGAAGAAAATAAAATAAATGGATGTATGCAAAATGGCTTTTTTGGAAGTGTTAAAAACAGTTCAATTCTAAAAGAAGCTATAGCACAAGTTATACAAAATTGTAAACAAAATAATTTTGGTAAAAGCCCATGGTATCCAACTGGTCCATGTTTATTAGGAGATGCTTTTAGAAAAGCATCCGGAAAAAATGTTAAATTGGGACATACAGAAAATGACCCCAAAGATGGGCCATGTTTTATAATAGATTCTAAAAAGATAATTATAAATAAGTGTTGTTCAGATATAAATGTTCCAGCCTCAAACTTTAAATTTGGAAACAATTACATAGAGTTATGGAAACAAAAGAATATTTTTAAAAGCGCAAAAGAAAATCAAAGTTCCACTTTGATTTAAATTAGCGTCGCCGCGCACCAGCGGGGCCTTTAAAGTTGATTCATAACTTTATTATCACCGCTACGTTTTACAGGACGCGTTAAAATAATTGGTGGAAATGTGTAAACTTTATAATTCATGGAAATGTTGTAAAGTGTTGACTCAAAGTTCATATTTCTTCTCGAATTTTCTATTATTTTATTCATAATTTCAGGTAAAAATTTTGTTTTACATCCAAATATTTCGCTATTTTGTTTTCCCAACATGTTTTCATTGGTATTTTGGAAAAATATATCCGCATCGGCTGGAATATTTTTTATCAATGTTTCCATGTTTGGTATGTAGTATTTACCTGTAACTTTTATAATTTTGTCGTACCTTTTTAAATCAAAGTAATTAAATGCCTTGAGTATGGATTCAGCTTCATATGGAGTTGCTGAACAATCATTGCATTTTATTTTGTTATCGGTTTTAAACGTAAATACTTTTACTCGGGGATTATTTTTAAATTCCGGGAAACTGTAATTGCTACTTTCAACAACGTAAATAGTTAAATTTGTATACTTTATATAATCATTGATGGTATCGATATAAAGCTGTAACCGAGAACTAGGTGAATTATAATCATTCAGATAATCAGTTGTATTGATGTATACAGTTGTTGTTAAAAGAATACAACAATTTTTTGATGAAATTTTACCAAAGTTAGCTTTTGTAAAGAAGAAGAAGGCTAAAATTACAATAACCGCAACAACCCAAAAAATAATCTGGTTCATTTTATAATTGCTTTTATTTTATTTTTAAAGTAATTCTTGTTTAAGTTTCAATTTATTCAGAACGATAATCATGGAATCGTGTATACTTTTTAGTTTTGGAAATTCATCTTCAATCTTAGAAGTATCAAGGTAATTATTACTTCGGTCACTTTTAAGCATCTTAGATTGTTCTTCAATGCTCATATTTTTCCATGTAAAGTCGTTATTGACAATTTGTTTATACATCGTTAGAATTTCGTTGTGTGAAATAATTCCTGGATTTGTGCAATTAAATGTCCCTGTCTTTTTGGATAAAATTAAATTTGTAAATATGGGAAAGAAATCATCAAGAACTGTCATACTGTTTGGAATACTACAAATAAACTCATATTTTGTTATTTTGTTAATAAAGTTGCGTTCATTGGGAATACTGCTGATAGGCATTCGAATTCGTAAATTTAAAACTGGGAATTCTTTCATTAGACGGTCTGTAAATCCCTTGACAACGGAATATCCTGACCCAAAATAATTGGGAAGACTTTTTTCATTAAATGACTGTGGGTGTTTAGTATCAAGACCATCTGAATTAAATATACAACCAGTTCCAAGATATGTATAATGAATATTTTCCTTTTTGCAAATGATTCCTAAATTGAGTGGGCCGTAAAGATTGTCGCGAACATTTTCAACAAGTTTTCCAGG